TGCTGTTGCCAGAAGCTACAGAAGACTGGCTTGCAAGGTGGGAAAAGGCCCTTCAGGTAAAACCGAAAACAACCGATTTGGAAGAACGAAGGCGGTATCTAATCACTTTAATTTCTTCCAAAATCAAAATTAACTCAGTGAGCTTACAAAAAATTACAAAGAGCTTTACGAATGTCAATAACTTAGTAACAGTCAAGGATTCAGCGGTGCATATCCGATTTTTAGGAAAACTGCCGACTGGATATTTGAACCGTTTTTTAAAGTATGTGCGTGAGTTGATTCCTGCTCACTTAGGGATCCAATTCTCAGTTGAAGCGCCAATGATAAATAAAATTTATATTAGTGGACACACGCTTTTAGATGTTCGTACAGTTCGATTCAAGTAAAAGAAAGGAGCGATTAGATGGGATATTTTATCCAGCCGATACTGACCGATAAAGCAAGTAGCGAAACAGCTCTAGCTATTCAAAATAGAGAGCCGTTAGTATTTACTCGTATTGCTTTGGGAAGCGGTCGGCATCGGACAGACGCTGGTAAGAAAAACGATGTAGCTCAAGTGGTTCATTCTCTACAAGTTGCACAATCTATATCAACTGAAACAGCGGATACAATTCGTATCGTGGCACGATTGGATAATTCACGTATCGAGCGTGAAATGATTGTGAACGAAATTGGTGTTTTTGCAAAACGTGGAAATCATGAAGAATTCATGTACATGTATACTTGGGCAGAGCAAGGGGATGTTATTCCTCCCAAAACATCTGCTTATGTGTATCGAGACTACGATTTCAATACGACCATTAGCAAGAATAGTCAGATTACCATTCAATACAATGCTAATAATTTGGTCTATGCCTCTATTTCTGAGTTGAAATCAACAGAAATTAAGCTGCAAAATAGCATTGACAATCATAGCAGAGATACCTCACGACATGTATCGGTTGAGGAACGTACAAAATGGAACGGGAAAGCTGAGGCAACCCATCGCCACAAAGTATCTGATATTGATGGCCTTGAAGCTATCATCGGTAATCAAACAACAAATAAAGCGAATCAGGCAGACCTAACTGGTCACATTCAAAACCAAAACAACCCACACAATGTCACTAAGCAACAAGTGGGGCTAGGGAATGTCACGAATGTTGAGCAAGCAAGTAAGTCTGATTTTCAACATCACTTAGACAATCATAATAACCCTCATGGCGTGACCAAGACTCAGGTAGGATTGGGAAACGTGATAAACGTGGAGCAGGCTAGTAAGCAGGAGTTCAACGCTCACACTACTAATCGAAAGAATCCGCATAATGTGACGAAAGAGCAAGTCGGTCTAGCAAATGTGACAAACGTAGAACAAGCCAGCAAGGCCGATTTTGACGCTCACGCAAGAGATACGACTAAACACATTACTCAACAAGAGAGAACCTCTTGGAATAGTAAGGCAGATGGTCGTGCGTTGACTGACCACACAGGGAACCGCAACAACCCTCACGGTGTTACAAAGGCGCAGGTTGGTCTAGGGAATGTAGTAAATGTTGAACAAGCGAGTAAGAGCGAATTTAATTCTCATTCGCAAAATTCGACTATTCACGTATCAAGCGTGGATAAGAACAGATGGAATAATGCTCAACTAACCAAGCTGACAAATGATAATGGCAGTGCTAAGACCGCTATAGGAAACTGGGATAGCTATGTGGAGTCAGGCATGTATACAGGAGCAGGGCTGACGAATTCACCCAAGGGTTCACGTTCTCCGCTCTATGTGACCGTCACGAAAATCGATGGCCAGAACGTTATGCAGCAGGCAGTAGACAACGCAAATACATTTACTGCGGTTAGAACCAAAGTCAATGGTGTTTGGGGAAGCTGGCAGGTGTTGCCCAGGCTGGATATGAAAGTGATTCCGATTCAATTTATACCTGGTATCATGCCTTCAAAATTAGCAACGGAAGAAATGAATAAGATTTATGTTATCGGTAACTGGATTTCGTTCATTGCATTCATTGATAAAGATTCAATTAATAAGTCAAAAACAACTATTGCATCTTATACCAAAAGTTTATTCAAACTACCAAAAGAATATGCTTTTTTAGATAGAAAAAATTATAGTGATGATCATGAGTTCTTTGGAGAGCGATATAACTTTACCTCGCTTGAAAAACATTTTAATAATAAAGTCCGACATGTAGAAGGACATTATTATCGAGATCAGGAAATCGTGGGGCATTTTAATACTGACTATCAGGGAGAAACCAAAGATTTAATTATCACAGGAAGTTGGTTAAAACCGAAATAAAAGTACGGCGTTTGGATTAAAAAATAAATTATAGAAAGAAGTAAATAACATGGAATTTTTAGTAGAAAACAAACTTTTTCGAGTTGACAAAACAGTAGTCACTATTCGTAAGGAACAGCCTTTCACGTATTACACTCGTGAACTTGATGGAGATCGTCTAGGCGAATCTGATGAAAAAATCATTCAAGCAGTCCTAGAGCAAGTTCGTGCAGAACTTGACCCTGCCTCTGCGATTGTACAAGCTCAAGCGAAACTGCAAGAAACACAAGCTGAATTGGAGCAGGCTAAACAGAAACTGGCTGAGACAGAGCAGAAAGCGACTCAAACAGAAGCGAAGCAGAATGATCTTGAAGAACTTGCGAACCTCATTAATAAAGTAGTGCGAGTGATGGCTCAAGATTCAATTATGGGTGAAAAAGTATCTTACGGTACGACCTACAAAGAGATGGTTGAACTATTCCCGCTCGCTGAAGTCGGAAAAGTTTACGAGCCTGGTGCAATCTTTGCGGTTGAGGACCCTAGTCATGTCGAAGTTAATGGAGAAGGTAAACGCATCCTGATTCAAACCAATCAGTCCTTTACTTATCAAGGAGAAACCCTTGCTCAACTTGAAGGAACACCTTACCAAAATGGCGTTTTAGCAACTTGGAAGTTTAATGCACCGAAAGCACCAAATGAGCCTACAACTGTCGCACCAGCAGCTGCAGTTTCTACGGCTACTACCGTGACTCCTACAGTTTCAGAACCTTCTGCTACAACAGTTGCGCTTAACCAATAACGGGGGTAACTATGGACGTCTTACAACAGATAGAACATTTCTTCATGAACGTGCTACCATCGGCTTCACCAATTATCATCGCTTGGCTTAGCTACAAATTGCCGAAAAAAGCCAAAGAAGAGACGGAGAAAATCGTTTCGGAACTAACCGATGTTAAGAAACAGATTAAAGATGTCCAGACTACCGCTAAAGATAGCAATTCCAAAATCGACGAAGTGCAAGAAAAATTAAAAATTCACGATGAGGCGCATCTAAATACCATGAAGTTGCGCCTTGACCGTGATATGCGACGGGCTATAAACAGAGGATATACCTCTAGAGATGAATTCTCACTAGTAGAAAGTATGCACAAAAGCTATAAAACTCTAGGAGGTAATGGATACATAGATCGTTTATACTGCGATTTTGAGAAATTGGATATTACGACAGATATCTTAATAGATGATAGATAGAAAGGGGCGCAGAATGGGTTGTAACAAACGTAGAGTTAATACAACCAATTTGGCTCGAATTGATGGTGGCGACCTTATTAAACAAGGGGATTTGTCTTCCACTTTTGGATTTGAATTGTTAGATGAAAATTACCGTGTCATGAACTCGTTTGAGGGTCAAGATGCGGTTATTACTCTAACAAAGGGACAACGTAGGTGGAAGACAATTGCTCCCGTCACTAGCCATTCTGTCAATTTTAATTTAGATAGTATTCTACCGAGCGGAAAATATCGAGTGGAAATCTCGGTTGGAGGGTATATCTTCCCAAGCGATAGAGATACTTATATTGAAATTGAAGACTCAGATAAAGAATTGGTTACGGAAGATATCTACACTTTGAAGGAGCTGGATATCGAAAAAGAAGTGAAAAAACAGCTTGCAGAAAGACCTGCAAGCGAAGGTGGAGCATGTCCGGAAATACCTGATTTGCTCACGTATTATAATCTTGGAAAGGTGTAAAAAATTATGGATACAAGTAAATGGATAGCATTCGCTCAAGCGTTGGGAGTTGATTACAAATCGCTGAAGCAGTTAATCGATACAAAGATTGACAATGCTACGTTAACGCAAGCTATTGAGCAGGCAAAAACAGCAGTTAAGAATGATCTCCTAGGTGATGGGGTACCTGAAAACCTCAATACGCTTAAAGAGCTCGCTGAGGAAATCGCTAAATTGAGCGGTAGCACTGAAGGCGCAGTGGTTCAAAAACTAGCCGACCTCGGTCGTCGTATTGACGAATTTGCCAACCTTGATTTGGTCGCAACCTATAATGCAGCGAAAGCGTGATTGCTATGAGCAATTTTGAGGAATTTGCTCAAGCAGTCGGTCGGGATGTTAAAACTCTGAATCAAAGGCCTGAACCAAGGCTGACATTAACAGGAAATACCCTCGGCATTGTCGGGGGTAATAATGTCACTCTACCTTTACCAGAGAATGTAGGCCATGAAATCCGTGGTACAGGCTCACCAGAAGGCCGTATTGTGGCGGACATTGGGACTACTTACGTAGATATCAATGTCACAAACGGTGCTCTGAAATGGATAAAAGAGAAAGGTAGTAACAACACTGGTTGGCGTGTCTTGATTGGTGATACAGGTTGGAGGACGTTAAGCAGTGTCTCTAGAGCAGGCAACTCGTTCATCAAAATACGAAGAGTTAACAACTTAGTTACTTATCAATTCGGGGGCTTGCAGTGGGGTTGGTTTGGAGTAGGCAGACGGAATGGACCTGGATTTGTAAGACATAATAGTAGTGGAGATAAAGGGGCTAAAGTTGTTGTTCCTAACGGTATTCCAGAAGGCTTTAGAAGCGAAAATTCACTTGTAGGACCAACTTATGACGATAAGGGTAGACCTTATGGAATTTGGTATTTAGGCGGTAAATCTGACTTAAATTTCATTCAATTCACATTTAACGAAGACATCCCAACCAACAGAGATATTGGAGATATCCGTGTAAGTGCTATCTCTTACTTAACCGATGAGCCTTGGCCGACAACATTGCCATAATAGAAAGGAAAGCAATATGATTAACTGGAAATTACGACTAGAAAATAAATACTTTTGGCTGACTGCAATCCCAGCCTTCTTGCTTG